TGTGGCAGCATCCTGCTACAGCCATGGGAGCCCCCACGTGGTGGCACGTGGTCCCTGCTGGATCTCCTGAGCCCATTCTCAGGAGGCGATCGAAACGAATCTGATGTTGAAATGCAATATTTTTATTTTATGGTTGATGACGGACTAATAGCATATTTTCTTTTCGGCGTTTCGGAAACTCTGCGTGGGTACCAAACCACTATTCCAAAACCGAGAACCGGCTACACATCCCAAAATGCAATCAGATTGTAAATGAGCGTTTCGCTTGTGTGAACAAGCGTCTACGAGTTAGTAAAGACAGGGGTCAAGCCCGGGTCGATGCGCGAAATCACAAGATAAGCTTTCGTGATTGTAGTGCCACCAAAAACAATGCTGCAATTCGTATACTGGGTCTTAGGGTCGACCACAATGTCAGCACAGTACATGCCGGACGCGCTGGTTGCGCCGGTGTTAACTGTAGCTGAACTCGTTGTTACGACTGTGACAGTGCCGCCATCGGTGGAGGCAAATGTCGAGAAGCCGGTCAACACCGTGCCAACTGTCTGGTAGCTCATGAGGTACCGGCCGGAGGCATTGATGCGAACAACGTTTGCTGTAAGAGAATCGGAGACAGAGTCCCCACCAATCACGGTGGTTCCTGTGTTCGGGAATTGGTCAGCTGCACTAGAGGTCACAGAATAGATCTCAGTGGTGGGCGGGATGTTTGCATGGGGGTTCATGAACTCCACAACGTATTCAACGTAGAGTTCGCCAATAGTGGCCGCCCCCGACGCGAGGTCGGTGACGATGTACAGGGTTCCCATGTCCGTTGTTTTGAGGTCGACATTATTCGGCAACCCATCCCGGGTATACAGAATTTGCCCCGTCACGGGGATGTCTAGTACATTAGGCGACCAAACATTGGTCTCGCTCGCTGGCGCGATTGATAACGCCCCTGCCTTTGTCGTCGGCGGGGGGTCAGCTGCATTGTAATTCCACACCAAGGCTATGCGGCCTGCGGTGGCTGTGGAAACGGAAGGTACAAAAGTGAATCGCAGCTTCCGGAAGACGTATCGGTCAAAACAATTAGCGACATTGCTCAGCCATGGGTAAGTAGAGGTCAACCCTGGGTTTGAGAACTTGCTAGTTAGCGCGAACGCTGAGGAACTGCTAACATATCCGACGTACTCACGGTTTGTCACCGTGTACGCACCGCGGTTGGCCGCGGGCGATTGTCGTGCGCTGGGTACATTAACAGCCATAGCCACTGGGGCTTGTTTCATTGTCATCGGGGGGCACGATCCTTGTTTCGACGGTGCTCGTGATGCGTTGGCGGCACCGCGCATGGAGGGCGACGGGCCGCGAGTAAGAGGGGCGGGGGTAGGTGCTTGTTGCTTTCGCATGGTTATTGATCTTTCTTGCTTTGAATTATCGAGGGTCTCGGGGATTGACGAGGTGATATCCCTAAGGACAGACTGGACTCCAACGGCGAATGCAGCGTGTTGCCGTCGGGGGTTCGTCGAGAGAATATTCTGGAGGAAGAATCTCTTGTCTGCGTCGCCCAGGTTTCCCTTTCGAGCGTACACAGCATCGTGCATTTTGCACGTCTCATCAAACTCATCATCAGCCGGCATGTTGCTCTCCACCGAGCTTTGATACTTGCCAGCGCTCCATCCGGGACCGCAATATTTACCATGATAGGCGAATGCCATGAAATAGTGTAGGTATGTCAACTAGTTCGGTGGGCTCATGTGCGTACTGCCATCCATCGAAATGCTGCTCGATGGCAATTTGTTCCTCGGGTGTAATACCCCAGGCGACATAAACCCCTAATCGACTCTCGTCACTAATCTGGCTAATCTTTGATTCCAATCCGTGCGACATCATTCGCATTCCGGAAGCCATCTGTACCGCCTTGTCCAGGTTGTGTTCGGCAATCCCCTCTCGGAGATAAGCGCAGTAGAAGCTTTGCAGGATCGGTACGCCTGAGCATAGGGCTAACCCACACTCTCCGACCGCATGCATCCACTTGCGCGCTACCTTCTCGTTCACTAGGGGCACCACACTCATGGTGTCCTTTGCTAACGCCGTGCCAATATTGCGAACCATCGTCCATCCTTGGGATGTACGAATTGGTCGCATCTGGCAAAACTCAATCTGTTCAAAATCACGTACGGGAGGCTCAACAGTCATCCGGAATCCACATCCGAGGAACCAACTATCAACATCTTCCATAAACCGCGCCAGGTATTGTTCTTCCATGAACACCATGCAGTCGTCACCATTGTTCATTAGCTTGACGGGCACTCCACGCTCCCTTGCGTAGCAGTATACCATCGCGCACATGATGATGCAATTGCCTAGTGCTGTATTCATGTCGCCACTAAACCTCTTTCCTTTCACTTTGTAACGTAGCTTGCCATCCTCACAGAAACCTCTGCCAATGTTATCCATCTGCCACGACAAGAGTCGGGCGAGATCTGGGCTGTGTTTGAATAGTCGCTTGTAAATGCCGTGTTCCCACTTCAACATCGCGGGGCTTACGTGCATATCGAACTTGGTAGCATCCAAGCCGACGCACACACAATTTGGGGTATTGATCCATTTTGCACGGGCAATTCGAGCGACTTCCTGCACGTTGTAACCTTTCATGACGGTAGGTCCATCACCAAACACCTTTGCGATCCACTTGTACATTCGATGTTCAAGTGGCTTGATGTAACGCGCTAGTGCGAGATTGTACTCGGGTTTACGTGGCTGTATACAGCGTGGAGCCTTGGCAGTGTTCCCCTTCTCAACTTTAACGAAGGAGTTACTGTAAGCATGGGTGCGGTTGAGGCCGTATTGGCCCAAACTCGTTAGCGCGTTATCGTAGATGGCACGCTTGCGACCGGAGTAACACTCCACGACCTCTTCCAAGGTCTTTACGGTGACAAGTTT